TAACCGGCGCTGGAACTTCTGGGATCGTGAAATCTGTCATCATAGAAGCTAACTGTAATTCTTTGTATTTAGCAATTAGCTCATCCAGTTTTAGGATAAACTTATCCACAGTAGCGCCCATACCACCGAAGAAGCCATCCATCTCAGCTAGATCCTCTTTCAGGGTTTCCTTGATTTTTTCTAGGCTTTCGACTAGGGCATCTTGGGCTTCCTTTAGGGATTCCTCGAATTTAGCCTGTTGGTCTATTAGCGCCTCGGATAGCTCTATTTGAGTAACGGCGTATAGATCCTTTAGTTCTTGGGTGGCTAGACCTTGCTTTTGATAGATCTGAGCCGCGAGAGTATCCATACCGGTATTGGCGGTAGTTTCGACCTCTAAGAAAAGTTTCTTTAGCTCGGCTTGGGTTTCTGGCGTACTCTTGAGGATCGCGGCGGCTAGTTCATTACCGGTCGTAGTTCCGGCCTGAACAATCTGCTCGATGAAAGTTTGAGTAAATCCGGCCGCGTTTAGAGCGCCGGCGTTAGTTAGTAGATTGCGCTGACCCTTTAGCTTCTCGGTTAGACCCTTGACCAAATTAGCCACAGAACGCGTATCCTCGACCTCAAATAGATCGGCAAGGGAAATAGTGCCGGCCGTCCTGAAAGCGTCTGTAAGGCGCGCACGTGACTGGCTAGCTATGTCTGCGAGGCGCTTGCCGAAGTCGAGTTCGATCTTCTCTACGGCCTTGGTGTTGTCTGTCCTTAGTTTCTCTGTCGTTTTGTTGAACTGAGTTTGCGCCGTTGTTATCTCTTTTTGCGCACGCCTGATAAGCTCTTGAACCTTTTTGAACGCTTCTTCGCGCTCACGCTTGGCCTTTTCAGCCGCGCTTTCTCCACCACCGCTACCGCCAAAGGCGAACGGATCTGGGGTCTTAGGTGTTTTAGCGTTTTGCGGCACGAAGCCAGCGGCAATGTTTCTAAACCGGTTGAGTTCGCCGGCCGTGCCAGCAATCTCATTCTTTAGGCCGGTTAGCTTTATGTTGTTGAAGCGGTTGATCTCGCCGTTAGTGGCGGCCGCCATAATACCCATACCCTCTAGCTGAGAAGTTACCCTAGCGATACCATCGCGAGCTAGTTCTTTATTGGCCTCGGTGCCATTTTCTAGCGCGTATTGGTATTGACCTAGTAGGCGCTTTAGATCTTCTACGCGGCGAGCTTGCTTGATTTGAGCTTCGCTTAGACCCTCAGTATTGACTTTAGATCCATAAACCTCATTTGAATAATCGGCTAGCGATTGAACAAAAGAAGCCGCGCCGACAGCGAGCGCCGCCCAGGGCAGAAGTCTTAGCGCCGTTGTTAGGCCAGTTGTCGCTAGGGTAGCGCCGGCAGTCTTGGCCGCCAAGATCTGTAAAGCCGCCGCGTGTAACGCGCTAACAGTTGTCGCAACCTTAGTAACGACTACGAACCCACCCACCGCAATAGTTAGGTTGGTGATCGCCTCGCGATTAGCGACTACGAAACCAACAAAATCAACAAATCCCTTGATTAGATCTACTAGAGCCTGAGCTAGATCCTTGATGGTTTGAGTTCCCTGTGGCGAAGCTAGCCAGTTAGTAAAGTCTTGGATCGCCGGTAGAACCGACTCGCGCAAAATAATTGCGACCTGTTCTGCGGCTTGGCCTAATCCTTGTTCTAGTTCCGGAGTGATCTTTAGAACTTCTTCTGAAAAGTCCTCAAAGACCGGCAATAACTGAGCGCCTACTGTTTCTAGGATGTTCTCAAAAGCCAGCTTCATCCGGTCGCTAGCCTTAGCGGTAGCTTGGGCAGTTCCGCCGACCTGTGTTTCGATCGCGCCAAGGATTAGATTCTGAGCCTCTAAAATCTTTCCGGATTCAACTAGAACCTTGATCTTTTCTTTTTCTTGTGCTGTGAAAGTGACGCCAGATCTAGCTAGAGCAGTAATTCCCTTAATCGGATCTTGTAGCGCTTTGCCAAGCTGAGTGGCGTTGCTTTCAGCGGAACCGAAGCCGGCGGCCGCTAGATCTAGCGCGGCCATAGTTGCGCGGTCGAAAGATCCGCCCATTGTGTCGGCAGTTTGAGCTAGCTGTTTGAAAGTTAGTAATTTGGCTTGGGTGGCCTTGATAACTTCGCCATCAACACCAACTAAGACTTCATTCTTTTCAGCAAAGTCAATTAGTCGCTGAGAAACTTTAGCGGTTTCCGCGCCAAACAGGTTCATAGACTTAGCTACCTGTTCCAACCTGTTGTTGGCTTGCTGGACATTTTGAGCGGCAGAAATTGAGTCAGCACCGAACTTGACTAATCCAATACCTACGGCGGCAGTAGCAACACCAACGGCGGCTAGCGCTTTCTTGGCCTTATCACCAAAGTCGGCTAGTTCTTGTTGCGCCTTTTTGAGTCCTCTTTGGTCATACTCGGCCGCGATCTTTATGCGTATAGCCATTAGTTATCTTTCTGAGTAATGTAAGTAGAAGTTTCTTCGCCAAATTCTTGAATAATTCTGATGATCTTTTTTTGTATGTAAGGCATACGGCGAACCAACGCCTGAAAAGCGTAACGACCGGGCTTGGCTGTGTGGTTAGCCGGCAGGTGATTATTTAGCATTTTGACGAACGCGGCACCTTGTCCGTTTTGCGCAGTAACTATGTTGTTCTTACTGCTATTGACACGCGTGAAAGTTCTAGATACGCCGCCGATTCTAGGCGCGTTGATACCGGCTAATTCGGCATAATCAAAACCAAACTTCTTGTTACGGCCAGTTGCCTTAATAGCGATTAGCAGGTTCTTACCACCGGAGATCCGGTCAATGTCCACAGTTGCTTCGTTCCAAGCTGAACGACCAAAGTGAAAGAAGCCTGTATTTCTAGCTTGTTGAAGTAATGGCGTGGTTTCCTGAATAACCCGAACGACCTTAGCGCGATCTTCTTCGGTGGCAGAGCGCATACGATTACGCAATCTAGGGATTAGCGACTTATCGAATTTATTGAGTTCGCGAACTACTGCTTGTAGGCCGATAATCTCAATTTTCGTATCTAGTTGCTGTTCCATAAAACTATTGTAGCGTGGCGCAAAAATTAGTTTTTTGGCGGCAAAGCCCTAGCAACTAGGTATCGGTAGATCGTCCAAAGCATACGATCATCTAGCGCAAGTAGTTCGCGAGGGCTGATACCGGTTTCTACGGCGATACTGGCTATGTACCAGTGCGCTGAACTATCGCCTAACCCTTTGATTTTGGGTCGGCATCACCAGCGCCAACACCCTCAATCTTTTCTAGCCACTTCTCGAAAGGATCGGTAGTTGCACCGGTTCTTTTCTCTGAGTGCCAAGCTAGAAAGTAGAGGTAGCTTACTTTTGGATCGCTGCCCAAAGAAGCAATAGAAACACCAAATTTTTCTTCAAAAGCAACCATGTCGGCAGCGTTGGCAATGATGTCCTTGCCAACACCACCGTCATAGTCTATGTGTAGGTTTATTCTCATACGAGTATCGTATCAGATTTACGCGGTTGCGTAGGTAACTGCGCCAGTAGTTGGGAAAGTAACCGAGAAAGTCGCTAGGTCACCAACTGCGCCGGCGATTGGGGTGAAGCTATTTACTAGAACAGTTGCGGTGTATCTAGGGGTCGCTGAGCTAGCCGCAGTTCCGTTAGCCGCGATTAGGGTTACAGTTCCGATAGTTCCTACAAGATCCTGGAAAGTTCTTGAAACTCCGCCAGTTCCGTAGTCGTGGTGGAAGTCTAGGGAAACTGAACCGGACTTTAGCCCGCCAATTACCTCAGTCCATCCGTTGCTACCGAAGTCCGTTACATCAACCTCGGCGGCGTTGATAACTAGTTCAGCTCTAGCGACAGCGCCGCTAATGTCTGTGCCGTTGAATTGGACAGTTGTTCCTGTCGCTACAAACTTAGGCATATGTTTTTCTCCTTATACATAAACAGCGACCAGAAATTCTGCCGCCAAGTAGGTTTGGTCATTTATTGTTATAGCACCCACATTGGGCATAGATTCGCAAACTACATCGCTAACTACTCCGCCGAGGGTTCTGTTCGATTCTACACCAGCTTTGACGCTTGAAGCGCCGACCGGATTCACATAAAGATCTAGGGTTCTTTGCGCGTGTCTTTCGCTAGCTCGGCCAACGATCACCTGAACTGTGAAGTTGTATTTAGCGCCAAACCTCATATCGGTATGGTAGTCAATGTTACTGAGAGAGATCATCGCCACCGGTGGTTGAGGATTGTCTATAACTTCTTCGGCCACGCGCAATCCTGAAATAGTAGCTAGGTTATTACCTAGACCATCTCTAATCGCGGCTAACTCTGCCATTACGCCATCCTAATCCGGCGATACGGCGCAAGGATCGAAGCAACATCTGGGTCAATACGGCTAACCCTAATCACGCCAATCTCACCAACACCGGCTACGCCTAGTGGTGAGTCATAACGCTTGTATTGGCGTTGGCTCAAAATAATACAGGCCTGTTTGATTTCGCTAGGCACAGTTGCCCAACCAAAAGTTCCGGTCACTTCAACAGTTGCCTCGCCGCCAAAAGTTGGGAAAAGATAATCGCCGCGAGCGCGGATCTGGGTATAGCTAACATTTAGCCCACCAGCAATTCCGTTGAGCGGTTCTAGTTGATAGTCGCTAGCCGCCCAAGTCGTATCGTAAGTTCCGTCAATGTCGCTCTGAGTCTTTAGCGTAGTTAGGCTGACTAAATCGTCAATCTCCGTTATGTAGCTGTCGTTAGGCGTATAAACCCTAGTTGCGGTTGTCGTATAGAAACGGCGCTGACAATGTCCGTCTATCTGGCGAGAAGCTGACTCAATCGCAGTTTCGATCAAAGTGTCATCAACATTATCGGAAATGCGCATAGCGGCCTTGACCTGCGCGAGAGTTGCGTAACCATTAGTAATTGCCATCGGGATCTCCTTAGAGGTCTATTGTAGCGCGTAATCTTCTTTTGATTTCCGTGCTACTTACGCCGGCGGTATAAGGGATGTAAGCAAGCCCAATGCCGTTAGCCTCTAGCCAA